GAAGCTCGGGGGCGGGGCGGGTCGGTGGCGTGCGTGCCGCCGCTGTCGGGGACGGGCAGCTGACCGGTGCGGGTGGGATGGCTGGCTGACCCCCGCAGCTGGGGGCCGCTGACGCGGGCTATCGCGGTCCTGGGCCGCCACGCCGACGGGGTGGTGGTATCGCAGCGCAGCCCGCTGGAATGCGAACCGCTGGACGCCGAGGGGGTGGCGTGGATCGCGGCGGGCTGCTGCGCGCCGAACGGCCCCCGCGACGTGCTCGCCCGGCTGGACGCCGACGTGCTGGTGGCCGACCGGGCCTGGTGGGAACCGGCGCTGGCCGACCCGCTGCGCCGGCCGGTGGTACGCCTCGCGATGGACCACCCGCCCGAGGCCGGTGACTGGAACCTGGACGCCGAACCGCTGCACCCCTGGGGGTGGTGGCAGCTGCCGACCCGAGGCGAGGTGCGCGCGAGCTGGGGCGTGCACGACGACCGGCCGGTGGTGGTGGCGCATTCACCGACGACGATGCGCCGCTGGTGCGAGCTGCGCGCGGGGCCGTACCTGCCGGCCGGCGCCGAGCTGCGCACCGTGGACCGGTGGCGGGACAGCCTGCAGCTGGTCGGCGCTGACCTAATCGTTTCGTCGGCCGGGTGGGCGGCGTCGTGCGAGGCCCGCTGGTCGGGTGTGCCGCACGTGCTGCTGGACGTGGGCGCCAGCGACCAGGCGCCGCGGGCCACCCATCAGTTCGCCCAGCTCGCCGGCGTGGTGGCCGCTGTGAGGCCGGCCGAGCTGCCCGCCGACCATCGGGCCGACGCGGCGCTGGCGGCCGCCGCGGTAGCCCGGTTCTGCGCGCGCCTGGCAGTAGGTTGACCGCCGATGGTGGGGGGCATCGGGGCGGCGGCTGTCATCGTGGGCGTGGTCACCCTGGCGCTGTCGCGTGCGTTCGTGGCCGACGTGGCCCAGCTCGGCGGGGTGGCGACCGCGCTGGCAGCGACTGTCGCCGCGGTGCTGGTGTGGCGTAGCCGGGCGCGCGAGGCCGACGTGGCGGTGACGACGGCGCAAATGTCACAGTTGGGGCCGCTGCTGCAGGGGTACGACGCCCTGCTGGGGCAGCTGCGCACCGAGGTGACCGGGCTGCGCACCGACCTGGTGCAGGCGCGGGTGGACATTGCGGCGGCGCGTTCCGAAACGGCGGCGTGCGAGGTGCGGTCGGCCGAGCAGGCCGGCGAGCTGGCCGTGCTGCGCCGCGAGGTGGAAGTAGTGCGCCGGCAAATGGGCGAGGCGATGGAAGCGGGACGCGACGGGCTGCGCACCCGCTGGGATGACCCGCCACCGCCGCCGCAGCAGTCGCGCACCCGCGGCGGTGATCCACCGACGCCGCCCGCCTGGCCGTAATCTGCGGGCGTGCGCCTGGTGATGCTCGGGGAATGGCTGCGCGAGGCCGGCCTGGTCGTGCACGAAACGCCGGGGTGGCTGGGGCGTGGCGCCGAGCTGACCGCCCCTATCGGCGGGGTGGTGTGCCATCACACCGCGTCGGCGCCGGGCCGGGATATGCCCACCCTGCTGACCCTGATTCACGGCCGGCCCGACCTGGCCGGCCCGCTGGCGCAGATAGGCGGCAGCCGGTCGGGCGAGGTGTGGCTGATCGCAGCGGGGAAGGCGAATCATGCCGGGGGCGGCAGCTACCCGACGGTCCCGAGGCTGGCCGGCGGGAACAGCCACCTGGTCGGGATCGAATGGGAAAACAGCGGGCTGGGCGAACGGTGGACCCGGCAGCAGCTGGACGCCTACGTGCGGGTGTGCGGCACGCTGTGCACCCGGCTGGGCCTGCACACCTCGCAGGTGATCAGCCATTACGAATGGGCGAAACCGCCCGGCCGAAAGCCCGACCCGGCGGGGCCGTGGGAGGGTGGCGGCGACTGGTACAGCGGCGGGGTGTGGCAGTTCGGGAACAGGACCGCGACCGCGGCGGCGTTCCGTACGCGGGTGCACGCTTACCGGGAGGGTGACGATATGACCGACGCCGAACGGGCGCTGCTCGCAGCCGCGGCCGCCGACGCGAAATGGTGCCGCGAGCAGCTGACCGCGTGGTTTTCGCTGCCGGGCGACGGCCGCCCCTACGGCGACGTGCGCCGGAAGCTGGACGCCGCCTACGTGGAAGTAGCTGACGAATCCACCGACCGGCCCGACCTGACGCTGGGCGGCCGCCTGAAAAGGGTGGAACAGCTGGTGGAATCCATGACCCCCGAGCCCGAGCCGGTGGCGCCCGGCGGCGGTTGACTATCCCCAGCTCGCGCGCAGGGTGTCGATACCGTCACGGCCATGGACCTGATCAGGAAGCTGCGCAGTATCGAATGGCTGCGGGCGGCGTACCGCACGGCGTTCCAGACATTCCTGGGAATGTTCGGGCTGTCGCTGCTCGGCTGGCTGGCCGACGTGAGCGAATGGGCGGGGGACACCACCGGCGATTTCCCATCGGTGTCGCCGCTGGGGAAAGCGGTGGTGGCCGCGATGGTCGCCGCCAGCTCGGGCGTCGTCGCCGCGGTTATGAAGGCGCTGGGCAGTAACGGCCCGAGCTACACCCCGCCACCTGCACCGCCGGCGCCGCCTGCGGGCTAGGATTCCCCGCAGCTAACCGCCGGCCGCGGTGCGGCACCACCACCGCCAGGGGGTGCCATCGGGGTATCGCCGGCCGGAACTGACAGCGCCACCCGCACCAGGGGTTCCTGGCGGGTGGCGCTGCCGCGTTCGGGGCCTGAATGCGCATATCGCCCATATCTTTTGGCGCATAAGTGCAGGTCAGGGGGGGTACGGGCTCGAGCGGGTCGAACGCACGTTCGGGGGTGACGGCGGGGCCTAACCGGGGGTAAGCTGCGGGCCGAACCCGAACCCCGAGGGGGCGCCAATGTCTGACCGACCCGCACGAATCCCGGCCGACCTGATCCCGGCCCCGTTTGACGTGACCGACCTGGACCGCCTTTACGACGAACAGGAACGCTCGCAGCTGGACCGGGTGCCGGCCGAGCCCGACGCCGACCGGTTCCCCGCGCTGCGCTGGCAGATTCAGGACCGCCAGGGCGCCGAATGGGCGATGCGGCACCTGGCGTACTACACCGACAAGGCGGCGCAGGTGAAAGCCGACGCCGACGAATGGCGGGCGCAGGCGACCACGTGGGAACAGGACCAGCTGCGCCAGCTGGCCCACCACCAGCAGTTTTTCCAGGGGCACCTGGAACGGTGGGGCCTGACCCAGCGCGAGGCCGGCGAGGGGGCGACGGTGGCGCTGCCGTCGGGCAAGGTCGCGACCCGCCAGGCGCCGGCCCGGCTGGAAATCAGCGACCCCGACGCGGTGCTGGACTGGTGCGAGGGGCTGGACCTGGACGCCTACCACCTGGCCGTAAAGCTGACGCCCCAGCTCGCCGGCGTGCAGAAATTGGCGACCATCGTGGAAGTCCCGACGGCGGCCGAGGTGGTGCTGACCTGCTGCGGGACTGTGCAGCTGCTGGTCGGCCAGGATTTGACCGGCAGCGTGCCCGAGCTGCTGTCGGTGTGGGATGGCCCCTGCGGCGAATGCGGGCACGTGGACGCCGGCGTGGCGCAGGTGACCGTCGTGCAGTCCCGGTGGGAGGCGCGTTACGACGGCGCCGCGATCCCCGGCACCCGCGTGATCCCGCCGACGGTGACGGCGAGCACGAAACCGGCCGGCCGATGACAGCCTGCGCCGGCTGCGGTCACGACAGCGGCGTGCACGTGCGCGGCGAACGGGGCTGCACGGTCGGCGGGTGCGCCTGCCAGGGTGTGCGAGCCCCGATGCCCGAGCCGGGCGACTGGTCGCCGGCGCCACCACCGCGAGCTGGGCGTGGTGTGAGCCGCAGCCCCGAGGTGGACGCCATCGTGGCCGAGCTGAAAGCGAACCCAGGGCAGCAGCGCGTCGTGGACCGGGTGCCCGGCAGGGGCGCCGGCCGCAGCTGGGCGTACCGTTCCCGCGGCTGCCAGGTGACGACCCGAACCGATGGTCCCTGGACGCTGGTATGGGCCTGGTGGCCTGATGATTCGACCCCGACGAAAGGCACGAAATGAGCGGTTACGACGACAGTTACAGCCCCCCCGACGACGACACCACGACCGGCACGGCGACCAGCCGGCTGCGGCAGGGCCGAGCGGGGCAGCGCCGCGCGACGAAAGCGCGGCTGGCGCTGTCGGGTGCCAGCGGCAGCGGGAAAACGTGGACGGCGCTAAGCGTGGCTGAACGCCTCGCTGACGGCGGCCCCGTCGTGGTCGTGGACACCGAGCCCGCCGACGGCCGGAACAGCGCCGCCGAGCTGTACGCCGACCGGTTCCGGTTTGACGTGATCGGCTGGGAGGCGCCCTACGATCCCCGCGACCTGGCGCTGACGCTGGCCGAGCTGGGCGACCAGCGGGTGCCCGGCAGCCTGTGGAACGGGCCGGCCGGCGGCTATCAGGTGATCATCGTGGACAGCGCCAGCCATTTCTGGCGGGGGAAGGGCGGCACGCTGGACGTGGCCGGCGGGAAGTTCAGCGGCTGGAAGGTCGCGACGCCGGTGCAGGACCGGCTGGTGGACACCATCCTGCGGTCGCCGGCGCACGTCATCGTTTGCACCAGGGCCAAACAGGACTACCAGGCCGAGCAGGGCAGCGACGGAAAACAGCGGGTCGTGAAACTGGGCCTGGCCCCGATCCAGCGCGACGATTTGGAATACGAATTCCAGGTGGTCGTGATGATGGACGAAGCGCACAGCATGGAAATCGGGAAAACCCGAGCTGCTGTGCTCGCCGGCGAACGGTTCGCGCAGAATGAGCAGGGCCGGTTCGCTGACATTTACGCCGACTGGCTGAACGCCGGCGTGGAACTGATCCGCCAGGCCGACGCCGACCAGCTGGGCGAGGCGTTCGAACTGATCACCGACCGGCAGCTGCGCACCGCTGCGAAAGCGTCGTTTGTGGCGCTGTTCGGGAAACCGTCGCTGCTGACCGCCGACCAGCTGCCGGCGGCGCTGGCGTGGGTGGCCGAGCAGGTCCCCGCCGAACAGCCGGCAGGTCCAGCCGAGGCGCCCCCGTCTACCCCCGCAGATTCGCCCGAGCCGGCCGCTGACCCGAAACCGGGCCGATCCCCGCGCCGGGCCGCCTCGGGGGCTACAGCGGCCGCTGAGGCCGCCGGCGACGGCGGGCAGCTGGGCCTGGCCGCCACGCCCGACGGGGGGTAAACCTGTGCTGTCCCCGACGACCCCGAGCTGGGAGGCGAACGAATGAGCGTGCAGGCGCTGGGATGGGTGATGGATCACAGCAGCGCGCGGCTGACCGACCGGCTGGTGCTGCTGTCCATCGCGAATCACGCTGCCGGCGACCCGACCGGCGACCCGCTGGCGTGGGAGGCGTACCCCGGCCTGGCGACCATCGCCCGCGAGGCCGGCCTGGGCCAGGCCCGCGCCGTCACCGAGGCGCTGGCCCGGCTGGTCGCCACCGGGCAGGTAGTCAGACTGCTGAACGGCGCGCCCGACGAACGGATACCGACGAACCGCCGGCCGAACCTTTACCGCATCGTGATGGCGGGCGGCCGCAGCTGCGGGCTTGCCAGGTGCCGCTGGTGTAGTCCTGGGGTACGCGAAAACGACACCCCTGCTGTGGGCAACCCTGGGGATAACGCCGCCTGGGGTACGCGAAAAGTGTCGCCTGGGGTACGCGAAAACGACACCCAAACCGTCAGTGAACCGAAAAGCAAACCCCTGCGCCGCCCTGCGGGCGACGACGGGGGCAGTTCCGTCGCCGCTGTTCTGGCGATGGCGGAATGGAAACGCCTGGAAGCTGCAGGCGAACCCGAGCCGCTGTGCGGCTACCCGGCGCTGGTCGCCCGCATCACCGAGGCGCTGGCCGCCGGGCACACCGCCGAGGCTGTCGGCACCGCGCTGCAGGGGATGCGCAGCTACACCCGCCACGCGTTCGACAACGCGCTACGCCACCCGGCTGGGCAGCTGTCGCTGGTCACCTCGCCGCCGGTGATCGTGCGCGAGGCGTGCGAGCGATGCCACGTCTACCCCGAGCTGCTGACCACGTGCCCGTCGGGCGCCGACCCCTGCCCTGCCGGGCTGGCCGCAGGATGACCGCGCCCCGGCCGCCGGCGACCGGCACCGAGGCCGTCGTGCGCGGCGTGCTCGCCGGCGCCATCGTGCTCGCGTGGGCCGGCTGGCTGATCGCGGGCCTGGCCCGCAGCTGGCCCGAGGCCGCCTACTGGGGCGTCACCCTGCTGCTGCTGTTCCGCACCCGCGAATGGCTGCTGGACCCATGACGCCCCGCTGCGCGTGGCAGCCCCGCTGCGAGGCTGACGCCCTGCTGCCCGGCCCGTTCTGCGCCGGCCACGCCGCCGAGGCGCGCGCCCAGCTCGCCGGCCGCGTCGCCCAGCTCGCAGCGAAAGCCATGCCGGCCGGCCGGCACCTGACGCTGGTGGCGCCCACCCCGACGCCACCCGAACCCCGAGAGGAACCCCGACGTGACCTGGACTAACCCCGAGCCCGAACCGAACCCTTCCCCGAGCCACGTTCACTGGTACACCCCGCTGGGCGCCCGCATGGTGCGCCGGGTGTGGACACCCCCGCCGTACCCGCA